CCTGTGACAACTTGGCGCACTTCCTTTTCAGAAGTAGCCCCGTGAGCTTGGAAGTCGCTTCCTTTTCGGAAGTGGACAGGTTCTGTCCATTCGGTCCGTAGTCCGACTACAGGACGAACGTCGTGTAGTCACTCGGCGTGATGCCTTGCCCGCGATGGCGGTGCGGGAAGGGCCTCTTCGTGGGGTGATATGCCTTCGGACTTTCAGCGATGGTGCTACGCGCATCGGGCCAGTCCGCGCCCATCGCAAGGGGGGTACTGAACGCGCTGGCGCGCGACCGAACGCGGTGGCCCGCGCAGCCCCCGGGGGCACCACGTCAGCCAGGGTCGGCGACAATGCACTCATAATGAGTAAGCCCCTCCCACCCTCCCATCCTCACTTCCGAGTTCTGGAGCCCACCCTCCCGCCTCACTTTTCAACTCCCAACCCCTCGTCCTCCCTGCCCTTTCCACCCTTCCCAACGAACCGCTCAACCCGGAGTGTTGTTGCACCTGTTCCCAGCGAGCCAGTCTTCATCGACATCGTGGAGGTTCTCAACCCGGAGTGTTGAGTGCGGTCCGCACCACGCCAGTGTGGAGTCAGTGCTCCCAGAAGCCCGCAGGCTGGTAGAAACGCTTGTGCCCGTGGAGGACTCGGGCCGTGGCGGCGACGTCGCTGATGCAGAAGCGTTTGAGGATGTGGGCGAGTTTGAGGATGGCGGAGGCGCGGATGGTGGAGGAGACGCCCATGGCGAGGAGGTCGGGGTCTGTGGCTTGCCAGAGGCCGTCTGTGAGGTGGAGGTCGGCAGTGCGCGTTTGGCCGAGCGTGGTGACGCGGACGGTGGCGGTGGTTTTGGTGCTGGCGACTACACGCCAGGGCCTTCCGTTGCGGGGGTGAAAGCGGGTGTTTTTGGGGAGTCGCCGTTGCACTGTCAAGGATTCCTCGCTCCCTTCCGCTCCTCGCTTTCGCTTCGGATGCTCAGGAGTGCGGGAATCCATCCCACCCTCGCACCCATGGTAGCATATTGGGGAGGGGGTGTGGAAGGGGGAAAGTGGTTGGTAGTCATGGGGCGGTGGCGTAGGATTTGGTTGGAGGTGATGACGATGAAATCTTTGGCGTGGGAGTTGAACGATAGGCTTGTGGCGCGCGGGCACTTCCCGCGTTGGTCGCCGGGGTACACGATGGATGTTGCCGAGGTCGGGATGACCGGGATTCGGGCGCATCGGCACTCGCCGCACGAGCACTTCGCCGTGAACTTCGGCTCGATCTCCGAAGGAAGTCCAGACTTGGACGCGGCAGTGCGCGCCCTTCACGAGAAGCTGGTCGGGCTGAAGGAGAGGACGCCGACGTGGGAGGGGCGGATGATTCGCCCTGACGCGCTGCTCCGCGCCTTCGCGCTTGAGGAGGTGTCTCATGGTTGAAGAGGACGAGTGGGACTTGGTGGCGCTGCCTGGGGGTGGCGCTGGTTCGGACGTTCCGAAGCCCCGGGATGTGGGTGCGGCGTTGGAGGCGGGGGATACGGCGGCGGCTCGGTTGGGGTCTGCTCGTAGGCTCAATGCGGTTCTCGAGGCGTTCGAGCTTCAGCGGAAGATGGCCGGCGAGATGTCGACCTCGGACCTGAAGGCAATCATTGCGGGGCATGCGGCGCTCGGGTCGATGCTGGGGGACGCGATTCGGACGCCCGGGGTGGTGGAGGTGGAGAAGAAGGAAGACCCCTTTGCGGCGCTGACTCGGGCGGTATCGACGACGTCGAAGCGGGCGAAGGTGAAGTTGCTCCCCCCCGTGGCGATGCCCGAGCCTGCGGAGGAAGCGGAGTTGGTGGTCGATGACGTGATCCCGGACTACGGGAATATGGCGTGGTGCGGGGCTCGGCTCGCGGCGGTGCCTTACTTGCAGACGGTGCTGGAGATGATTCGGCACGGGGCGACGTCGACGATGATCATTCAGATGTACCCCGACCTCAATAAGATGGACGTCGGGGAGATCCGGGCGAAGTGGCGTCGGAAGTTTGGGACGAACCCGACGCCGCCCTCGTACGAGCGCCGGAGCACGGGCGGGTGGTACGGCGGTCCGCATGCGCGGGAGCTGCCGGGCTGTAAGAGCACGCTTCGATGAAGTCGCTGCGGAAGACGTCGGTTCCCCCGCTGTCGGAGGCGGGGGCGCGGTTCCTGGCGGCATGCTGGCAAGGCGGGACCTTTGAGGGGTTCGAGTTCTTCTGTCGGCACTGCCTCTTGGTGCGCTCGCCGGATAAGACGGTGTGGAAGTACGTCCCCCTGGAGTTGAACGACGAGCAGATCCTGCTTGCGAAGGCGTTTTTGATGGAACGCGCGGCGGGGCGGAAGGTTCGCTACATTATTTTGAAGGCCCGAAAGCTCGGGATCTCGACGCTCATTCAAGCGTTTGGGATGTGGTTTGGGTCGTTCACGAGTGGGTGGAAGACGAAGACCGTGGGTCAACTCGAGGAGCCGACGAAGGAGATTGCGCAGATCGGGGTGAACATGGCGGCGCGTCTCCCCGAGGCGGTGCGGCCCTACATTCAGCCGACGTTTCGGAATGGGAAGCTGATCTGGCTGTCGTCGGGGTCGGAAGTGACGGTTGAGACGCAGCGGTCGGACGACAAGTCGCGCGGCGGTACGCCCTCTTTGCTGCACATGTCGGAGGTGGCGTTCTGGGACGCGGGTCGCAAGGGCGGCTCTGCGGAGTCGACGATGGCGGCGCTCTTTGGCTCCTTGGAGGAGGAGGACGGCGGCGGGTCGACGGCGGTGTTCATCGAGACGACGGCGAACGGCATCGGCGGGACGTTTCATACGCGGTGGATGAAGGCGCACAAGAAGGGGTCGGAGTGGCGCCCGTTCTTCTTCCCGTGGCAGACGGCCTCGAAGCATCAGTTGCAGGACAAGACGATTGCCGATGAGCGGCTCACGTCGGCGCTTCGGTCGCTGGAGTTGACGCGGGACGAGAAGATCGCGGCGGTGCTCGCGGCGGGCATGGGTGACCACGTCACTGCGGAGTGGGCTGAGCGTGCCGCAGACTTCACGCTCTCGACGGCGCAGCTCCGGTGGGCGATTGCGAAGGCAGACGAGCTTGGGGGGATGAAGGTCTTTGACCAAGAGTACCCGATGAGCGCCGAGCTGGCGTTCATCTCGTCGGGGCGCATGGTCCTAGATACGCCAACGATGCGGAAGGTGGTGGACTCGATCCGCGACCCGGCGCTGAAGACGGGGCTCTTGGCGGTGCAGCCGGTCCCGATGCACGCGGACGCGGACCTCAAGTGGTCGGACGTGGATGAAGCGTCGGGGCAGGGGGATACATGGCACTGGTGGGCGCTCCCGGTGCCGGGGTGGCGCGGTCGCTACTCGGTGGGCGTCGACCCGTCGATGGGCTCGGGCCAGGACCACGGGTGCATCTGGGTCAAGGACTTGATGCTCAACGAGCAAGTCGCGGAGTTCTACTGCTCGGAGACCGTGCCCGACATCTTGGCGATCCAGGCGATGATCGTGGGCCGGATGTACGGGGACGCGGTGCTTTGCATCGAGATCAACGGGCCTGGGAACGTGGTCGTGAACGACTGTCTGAAGGCGCAGTACCCGAACATCTACCGGCGCGCGGTCATCGAGAGTGAGTTGGGCGGCGAGGCGTCGTGGGTCCGTCAGTTCGGGGTCTACATGGACGAGTCGAGTCGCATCAAGATTGTCGATGGGCTCGTCCGCGGGCTCCGCGACGGGACCTCGGTGGTGCGCTCGGAGCGCATGCTCGACGAGTTCTCGACGTTTCGGTTCGACGCGAAGGGCAAAGCGGACCACCAGAAGGGCGCGCACTCGGACGCCATCATGGCGGGCGGGCTCGCGGAGTTCGGGCGTCGGCAGGCCGGGGAGATGGAGCAAGTGGACGCATCGTCGGCGGCGGCGGCGGTCGTGGTGGCGAGGCGAACGATTGGGATGATGCGGGAGTCCTCGGCGCACCGCCGACCTCGGACGGACCCCTACTTCGGGAATCGAGCATGATCGATGCACTGGCGAAGAAGTGGGAAGCGCGCCGAGCGACTGGAAGGGCCGCACTTGCTCACGCGCGGCATCAAGGCGGGGATTGGCCCGACGCCATTGACGTCGAGCGACGGAGTGAGACGAGGAGCGAGAGCGGATTCGTTGACGACGGCGCTACTTCCCGGGGCGGAAGTGACTCTGTTCCAGACGCTCTTGTCAATGGCGAGCCAAGCGACGACACTGAATCCGCGCCGGGGTGGGTTGACATCGTTGTGGACCCGTGGGCGCAACGCCGTTTCGACGCGGTGTGGCGGAAGCACGAGCAGCGCCTGGGGCGCGAGGGGTGATGCGATGTGGGAGTGGTTGATTCCGGTGATCTCGTCGATCATTGGCGGGGTAGCGTCGGCAACAAGCAAGCCCGACGCGCCGCCTGAGCCTCCGAAACAGCGGACGCCTCTGACGCCGATGGGGCAATCGAAAGCACCGCGCCAGAGCCAGAACCCCTACGCGCAGGCGGCGTCGTCGCTGAGTTCGGCGGGCGGCGGCATGGGCGATCCGGGAAGTTTACGACTTGAGGCGGCTCGCCGTCTCCGTGGGGCCGCGTGATGTACAAGATGATGACGGCGGACGAGCGGAAGCGGAAGGCCGAGTCGGTCGCAGCGGCATCGGCGGCGCCCGTGGCGAGCACCGATCCGGCTGCACTACGCGCGGAGGCGGCTCGGCAACTGGTCGAGGACGCGGCAGCACGCACGATGGGGCCGGCAGCCACGAAGGAGCCGAGTGCGGTAGAGTTTGCGGCGCTTCGGAAGAAGCGAGGGCAGGGCCGGCGCACGGTGGCTGACGTCGTGGCGTCCATCACGGGCATGCCGGGCGCGGCGACGCCCATGGTCCCCGCGGCGGGACAGAAGGCGGCTCGCCAACTATGAGTGTGTTCGACCTCACCAAAGACGAGATCGACGGCGTCGAGCAAAACCAAGCGGACTTGGAGACGGTCGGAATCGTATCGCAGCGCGCGGCTCGCATGAAGACCATGAACCAGCCGTGGGCAGCCGCGGCGTGGGTCTCGTGGGCCTTCTGGGCCAACAAGCCGTGGTCGATTTGGAACTCGGCGCTCGACCGGCTCGACGCAACGCCGCTCGAGTACGATGACCAGATTCGGATCTCGGTGAACTACACCCGGAAGGCCATCAACGCGCGGGTCTCAAAGCTCACGGCGCATCAGCCGGGGTGGCAGGTTGGCCCGGCGACCTCGGATGAGTCGGATTTGGGGGCGGCGCGGGCGTGCGAGTCGCTGCTCATGTTCGTCTACCACAACCAGAACATGCGGGCGAAGGCGCCCGAGTTCGTGCGATGGGCCGAGATCGCGGGCCTCGGCGTGTTCCGCGTCGAGTGGGACCGCCTCGCGGGCGAGTTGGCCCCGGCGCGCGACGAGAATGAACAAGTCGTCATTGGCAAGGACGGCAAGCCCATCATGGTCCCGTCGGGCTTGCCGAAGGTCACGGCGTGCTCCCCGATGGCGGTCTACTTCGACCCGGGGACGACGCAGACGGACCTGTCGGACTGTCGATGGGTCATCGAGGTCTCCTACATGGCGGTCGACGCCATCCGGGAGCAGTGGCCCAAGACGGGGAAGGCAGTCGAGGCTCGCATGCCGACCCTGCCCGACCCGCTGACCATGGAGACGCTGGGCTACCGGCCAGAGATGATTCAGCAGGAGGCCGAGCGCGCACTGGTCTACACCTGCTACGAGCGCCCCTCGCTGAAGTACCCGGAGGGTGTGTACGTCGCGTGCACGGACTCGGTCCTTCTGGAGCGCATCGACCGGCTCCCCATCCCGGGCGAGTTGCCCTACGCGGTGATGGCGGTCAATCGAACGCCGGGTCGACTCTACGGGCAGGGCGTGGTCGAGGACTTGAAGCCGCTTCAGGCGATGGTCAACCGGCAGCTCTCGAAGCTCTTGGAACTCGTGGACATTCACGCGAACCCGAAGTGGGCGGTCGAGCGCGGCAGCATCAGCCGCAAGCAGTTCACCAATCAGCCGGGCGAGGTCATCGAGTTTGCTCCGAACTCGCGCCGACCCGAGCTGATTCAGCCCCCGGCGCTGTCGCCTGAGCATCAGCGGCTGGCGAGCGACGGCATCGAGTACATCGCGGCACTGTCGGGTGTGTCTGAGATCACGATGAACGGGGCGCCGGCCTCGATGTCGGGCCGCATGGCGCAGTTCCAAGCGGAGATGGAATCCTCGCAGCTCTCTGAAGACTCGGGCGCGCTCGAATTGGCGATGGGCCGGGTGGGCATGATGTGCCTCCAGCTCTGCCACGAGCACATGCCGCCCGAGATGACGATCCGCATCGTCGGGGAGGAGAATCGGCTCGAAGCGCAGCAGTTCTATCGGAACGCCATTCGGAGCACAGACGTCCGCGTCGAGCCGCAGTCGATGCAGGTCAAGCACCCATCGGTGCAGCGCGAGGCCGTGATGATGGCGTTCGAGCGCGGCATCTTGGGCGACCCGGCAGACCCGGAGATCAAGCGCGACGCGCGGCGGCTCATGGAGTTTGGCGGGGACCGGGTCATCAACGGCGACCGCACGGCGGCGCGGCAGTATCAAGCCGAGGAGAACTTCGCCATTGAACAAGGCATGGACCCCCAAGTGAACCCGTGGGAGGACCACGCGACGCACCTCTCGGAGATCAAGTCGTTTGTGTCGACGGTCGCGTTCCGAAACCTCCCGCCCGAGAATCAGCAGCGGGCCATCCAGCACATGGCGAAGCACGAAGCGTACAAAGCAATGCAGGCGAACGGACAGCCGTGGTGGACGAGCTACGTCCCCGGCGAGTTGGCGGCGCAGGCGTTCCCGCAGGGCGTCCCGGCCCCGCCCGTTCCCGAGGGGTCAGCCGGCCCCGGCGCTCCGCAGATGCCGCTCGACGCCTTCGGGCTCGACCCGGCAGACGCTGCACAGATGCAGGCGGGCGGCGCGCAGCAGATGGCTGAAGCCGCGGCGCTCGCAGCGCAGGGTTCGACCGCTCGCACTGTGCAGCCGAACCAGCCGATGCAGCAGGCGCCTCCGATCCGAGCGGTCGGGGGTCAGCTTCCGCCCACGGGCGGCGCAGGCGGCTGGGGCTCCGCGTGAGCGAACCCGAGGTGATGGCGTGGGTTGACAACGGCGTCCTGATGCTGGCGAAGTGGTGCTGCGGTATCCCGTGGCCCCCCGACTTCCTGATCGGGGACTGGTCTCCCTGCGTCATCGCTGGCATCTCGTAACCGAACAATCGTTCGGAATTTAGAACAAGTGTTCGGTTTGCTATTGCGCAAGTACGCTTGTGTGTTTTAGCCTGCCACCCAGACGACCGGGCTTGCGCCCGAGGGGTGACCATGGCTGACGACGATACCGAGTCGGGTGAAAGTGGCGGAAGCTCGTTCACCGATCCCGCCTTCCTGGCTCAAGCTGTGGCATTCCTGGGGGGCGACCCTGCCCCGGTAGCTGCCGCTCCTGCCGTCGAAGCCAAGTCCGAACCCGAAGCGCCCGCCGCTGAAGCTGAGCCCGCCGAGGCGGCGCCGGCTGACGCTGCGCTCGACGTCGTCGCTGCACTGCCGACCCGTGGTGGCCCAAGCCCGGTGCTTCGCGAGTACCTGCGAAAGCAGGCTGAGCGCGAGCGCGAGATGAAGGCCGAACTCGCCGCTGAGCGGGAGCGCACGCAGGAACTCATCAAGGCGCTGACCGCCAAGGCCGCACCCGTCGAGGCTGCTCCCGAGGAGCCCGAAGAGGACGAGTTCGCTGACCCGGTGGAGCGCGAGATTAAGCGGCTCTCCGCTGAACTCAATGCGCTCAAGGCGCAGAACTCGCAGCGCGAGCAACTGACCGCCGAGCAGCACCAACAGCAAGTCTTCCAGGCGGCGATGAACGAGATCGTCACCGAGGTCGACTCGGTGGTGGCTGAGTACCCGTTCCTTGCGGACTTCAAGCAAGAGATCTACGCGAACGTCGAGTTGAACTCGCGTGAAGCGCGCAAGCCCAACGCCAAAGTGCGTGAGCTTCCGATTGCGGAGATCGCCCGGCAGTACGCGCAGCGGATGCTTCGCGTCGCGCCCAACCTCCAAACGAAGGCAGCGCCGGCTAAGTTGGCCTCGCCCGTCCCGCCCGTCCAGGCCAAGTCGCCGGCTGCGGTGCCTCGGCATCCTCCCGCCAGCGCGTCGATTCCGACGATGCCGAAGAATCTGGACACCATGAGCTTTCACGACCTGGGCGCCGCCTGGGCGAGCACACAGTAGGAGTAGTCGATGACCACGCTTCCAAATCCCGCCCTCGTTGGCACGCCGTCTTCCGTCGGGAACATGGACGCGCTGCTCAAGGACGTTTACGCGCCCAAGATCATCAGTCTTCTGAACAAGAAGACCGCGCTGCTCGACAAGCTCGGCAAGTCGGGCGAGAAGTTCTCGGGCCGTCAGCTCAAGTTCATGATCCTGACGGGTCGTGAGAACGGCGTCGGTAATCGTGGCGAGAATGCGGGCCTTCCGCGCGCCAGCGTGTCCCGCCAAGTCCAGGCGTCTATCGTCTCGAAGACGCTCACGGGCCGCATTCAGGCGTCCGGTGAGACCATCGAGAAGAGCAAGACCGACAAGGGCGCCTTTGCCGCCGACATGGCGACACAGATGGACAACATTGTGGAGGCCATCCACAACGACCTCAACCGCCAGCTCTACGGCGTGGACGTGACCGTCACCGACGCGGGCGGCACCGACCTCAGCGGCAAGACGGGGCTCTTCGGCTACGTCACCACGGGCGCGGCGTCGGCTATTCAGGCGTTCTCGTCCACCACGAACATGGTCAAGGGCATGTCCCTCGCCATCGGCACGGCGACCGAGTTCGCGGCGGGCTCGTTCTCGACCGGGATCATCGACACCGTCGATAGCGCCACCCAGGTCACCTTCGAGAACTCCATCACGACCGTCACCAACGACGGCATCGCCCGCGGCGACGCGGACGGCAGCGCCTTCAACGAGGAGTTGACCGGCCTCGTCCAGATCGTGAAGGCGAGCGGCACGGCCCAAGACGTGAGTTCGACCACGTACCCGAACTGGAAGGCCAGCGTCATCGACGCGGCGAGCGGCTACTCGCTCGACGACGACCGAATCCAAGAGATGATGGACACCGTGGGCGACGAGTGCGGCACCGAGCCGAACCTCATCGTCACGCACCGCCGTCAGCGCAAGCTCTACCTCGCGACCCTGCTCGCCGGGAAGCGGTACATGGGCCAGGAACTCAAGGGCGGCTTCTCCGGGAAGCTCGTCTACCAGGGCGGCGACTCCCCGGTGGAGATCTTCGTCGACAAGTTCTGCCCGAACACCAAGGCGTTCTTCCTGAACACGGGCGACATCTCGATGTACACCCAACAGGAGTTCACTTGGATGGAGGACGGGGCGATCTTCTCCCGCGTCCCCGGCAAGTTCGGCTTCGAGGCGTCGATGACGGCCATGAAGCAGCTCGGGTGCAAGCGCCGCAACTCGCACGGCGTCTACAACGCGCTCGCGACCTCCTGATCCTGAACCCTGACAAGGAGGGCTGACCATGCCTGCCGTAAATGACTTCCAAATCGCACGGGAATGGCAGCGGCAGTTTCTGCCCGCGGTCGCCTTCCTCACAAGCAACAGCACGACCCTGAAGGCGGGCTTGGCGGCAGATAACTTGACGCCGCTCGCGTTCGCTGACGTGGACAGCCGGGGCATTCCGGCAGTCACTGTGAGCGCCGACAGCGACCATGTGAATCTGATGTGGGTGCCGCCTTCGCTGGACAGCACCAAGAAGATCTACTTCCGGGTTTGGTGGACCTCCACGTCTACCACGGACGCGGACAACTCAGTGTGGGCCATTACGACCCTCACCAAGTCGTCTGGCATGGGGATCACGTTTGCCAACATGACGGCGACCACGCCGGCCACGGTCACGGACGTCATCGGCACGGCAGGGCAGTACTCCTACCTCGTCACCGACGCCGTGGCGTTGGCCGCCAACACCATCGACCGTGGCGACTTCCTCGAGATCAAGGTGAACCTCAACTCGGCTACGGCGAGTGTGGTGAAGTTCCTCGGGCTCGAAGTGCTCTACTACCCGAACTTCGCAGCTCGCGGCGGCACTCGCCCCGCCGCCGCCCTTCCCGCTGACTGGACCGTCGCTTCGTAAGGAGACCTCGCCATGGCATCCCTGAACGCACAACACGCATGGAAGAAAACGAGTGTTCTCGCTTCCAACTTTGTTCGAGACCGAACGCCTTTCTACCTCACACCGACAACCATGGTGGCGGGGGTGGATCGCCTGACGAACCTCGCCGCCCCGACTACCTACGCCGCCACGAAAGTGATTCCGGCAAACACCCTCGCGGCGGGTGACGTGATTACGCTCCGGGGCTCGGTCAACTTCGTCGCTTTGAACGGGGCTGACACTCAGTCGACCGCGCTTCTCCAAACGACAACCGTGATCGCGTCCTCGGCAGCCCTGCTGCTGACCGCGACGAACAAGGTTGCTCTCAACGCCGTTGGTGTCGTGACGGGTTCCGGGCCAAGCGGCGAAATCTGCTGGCTTGGCAACTCGGCGGCGTCCTCGACGGCACCGGCCTACACGTCGAGTGGTGCTGCGGCGATCATCGCTACGGACACCACGTCGGCGCTGACGTTCTATGTGGCTGCTACGCACTCGGCAGCCAGCGCGGGCAACCAGTCGGACCTCCGGCAGCTTGAGCTTCAGGTGTCTCGCACAAACGGCAACGGCATCGACCCCGCCGTGGTGCTCGGTAACGTCAACGCGCTCGGCCTTCCCGGCTGGAAGATGAACACGGCTGGTGAGCGGGTTCGCTCGCTGTACCAGATCGCAGACGTGAACACGTCGGCGGAAGTGTTCGCGCGAGTGCTGTGGACGTCGGGCTCTGCGACGGCGGCGGACACCATTGCATGGAAGGTGTCGGTCAAGGTGCAGACCCCGGGTTCTGCGCTGACGGTCTCGAGTCCGACCACGGTGTCACTCTCCGACACGGCGACCGCGTCGGCCTACGACTACCAGATCACGCCCGCGGTCGCGTTCGCGGCGGGCGTCATCGACAACATGGACCTGTTCTCGCTCGAAGTGGAGATGGACGCGAAGGCAGCCGGGCTGACGGAAGACATCTTTTTCCTCGGCGTCGAGTTCCTCTACGTTCCCATCGTCGTAGCTGACGAAGGGATCGCGCTTCCGTCGCTTCCCTCGGGCTGGCCGGGAACCTAACGCATGACGCCCACCATGACCGAGAGCCAGATGAAGCGGATCTTGGCGCTGAACTGGAAGACCGCACACTCGGTGCGGCTCCAGAAGGCGACGGGGGACGACAAGTTGGTGTGCGCCTATCGGGGCGACACCGACCGCTGGCTCTTGGCTCGGGTGGAGCGTGTGCGCGTCGGCAAGGTCTTCGGACTCCGTTCGTACGAGGAGTTCGAGGACGTGCCGGTGACATGGAAGGTGTGGCAGGACGACGACGGCTCGAAGTTGGAGATAACCGATCCTCGGCTCCTGCCCTACATACAGAAGTGCGACAATCAGACTGGTGCGGACGTGCGGGTCAACGCGGCGGTGGCGCTGTACGACCAGATGCAAGACGAAGCTCCACGGCGGGCGGCAGCCGACATGCTCGCGCACGCCATGGACCGCATCAAGGACTTCCGCCGCGGCGCGGATTCGCTTGGGCTGACGCATCACCGCAAGGGCGGGCACGAGGGCGGGCGGGTGAGTTCTAACTCGCTTTGGCGCGACTACAGCGTGCCGATGGTCACGCTCGCATAGACGCCCTGGAGGCGCTACCCTCCCGGCTAACAGGAGGCTCCGTTGGCGCTCACGTTTGCAACGACAAAAGCACTGGCCCAAACGCTGCTCGATGACACGAGCACGGCGTCGGGAATCACATCAACGCAGTGGGTGACGCTCTTCAACGCCGCTAACCGCGACGTGTGGCGCGACCTCGCGGCCATGAACCCGTCCTACTTCCAGACCTACGGCGACATCACATGGCCGGCGAACACAGAGCGACTTGCTCTCTCTGGGGCGAGTTACCTGAACACGACGCCGTACAAGATCGTGCAGGTCGAGGCGTCGGCGCTCGGGGGCAACCCGACGACGCAGAACGGCATCCGCAAGCTGCGCATGATGACGTTCCAAGAGCGTCCGCAGATTCTCTCGGACTACATGACGTCGCTCGCCACGGGCCAAGCTCCGGGGCCGTACGCCTACTCCTACGAGGACGATGCGACGATGTACTTGGCGCCCATCAGCGGGTCGTCGGTGCTGCTTCGCATCTACTACATTCCCCCGCTCGCCGCCGTCACTGGCGTTGATGCGGACGTGGTCCTCGGCGGCAGGGCTCCCGACTTCCACGACGCGGTAGCTCACCGACTGGCGTGGTATGCGAGCGTGAAGCGCGGCGGTACTCCGGGCGTAGCGGCGCAGCTCTGGGCTGAGTCCTCGGAGCGCATTCGCAACTCGGCGCCGACGCGCACCGAAGACGACCCGTGGTCGGTTCGGAGGGTCTGCTAATGGCCCGAGTCCGACTGGCGGGTCCGTGGCGCGGGATGGACCTTCGAGACAACGGGGCGGCGGATGGCACCGCCCGGCTGTTCCTCAACATGGAGAACAAGTCGGGCGTGATGAAGCCTCGGCAGTGCTACCAGTCGGTTTATGAATCGCTGGAGACCAACGCACAGCTTCACTTCGTCGACCGCCCCGGGCTCAAGCGCGTCATCCTCGCGGTGGGTGGCGTCAGCGGCGGCACGGTTCGTGTGGACGGGCTGGACGAGTGGGGCAACGCCCTCTTCACGAACGTGGTGCTGACGACGGAAGCACTGGCTGACCCCAGAATCCAGTTCCGCTGCTCCTTCGTCGACACGTTCCTGAAGCCGTTGCCCGGCATTGTGGTTGGCCCGCCGCGTCCCGTGACCCTCATCGTGACGCCAAACGCGACGTGGGTGTACGAGCCGCTCGCGAACGCGACGACGGTTCGGCTTGCTTCGATTACAGACGATGCGGTGCAGGCGAACACGAACAACATCAACTACTTGGCGTCGTTGCCGCGTGGGCCTATCGCGGTGTCGCACGGCCCGTATGTGTTCTATGCCGGGTTCCAAGACGGCGTGGACGTGATGTATGACTCGCCGCTCGATGACGATCAGGCTGACGTACCGGAGTCGATTCTGGCGCAGAACCGCTCGGCGCTCCGGTTGTCGCCGGGTCTGATTCTCCACTCTGACGAGTACGATCCGCTGGGGATCGGAGCCTTCAACCTCGA